CCAGTAGTTATCTACAGTATTAGTATCTATATAATTATATATTTCGTTATATTTTTATATAAAATGATGTCAAAATGATGTCAAAATGATGTCATTAATATATATATTAGCTCCATATGAACTTTATGACTATATTTAGAACGTCATCACATATGTAGAAATCTGATGCGAGACCATATTCATTAACTGTTTTTTCCAAGTCCTCTAACAAACATTCATACGCAACAGCTGTTGCTATATGACCTGTATGCGTTTTCGAAAAGCAATCTACAATAGCAGATAACTCTTCATGCACTCTAATATATTTATTCGAATGAAATGCACTATAATCAAAGTTTATTTTGTAAATTCTATTGTTAACTAACTGTTGTGCTAGTTGGTTGTAACGCATATGATACCACCTACTATTCTTCTATAATCTCATAGGACAATAGTAAATCATCAATAAGTCCTCGCACGCCTTCTTCGTTGTACTCCTTCGGATCAGGAACGACTTCCGCAATCCAGTCAGCCGTCCAGACGTAGTTAACTCCTTCCGGCCATACAAAGTTAGGGAACTCTTCTTCCATATCACCTTCATCCCATGCTTCTTTATCCCATTTACCTATGCATGGAGATTGACGCATCTCACGCTCATATATCATATCCCATGCTTCTGCATAGGTTTCAGCAGTTCCCATTACTTGATGTAAGTTAGACGTACAATTAATTACTTTTAACATTTTAGGTTCCTCCCCGTATAATCTAGTCATTCCTTGACGAGTTACAAGCCAATTTTTCCCGGACTTTCTAGCTTCATCATCAGTAAATTGTTTGTTGGCATATCGCTTTAAACAACATTGCTTAATAGAATCAGCTGGTACATTCCATCTTTCACCAGCCTCTTGTGTAGTCATTACATCAGCTAATTTCATTATAATACTCCCAATATAACTAATAGATTATAAACAGATAATACAAAGGCAATAATGCTAATTATTAAAGTTAATCTTGAAATCATATGCTCGCCATTGTTATAATAGTTAGGAAGATTGGGGCTCTTTCGAGCCCCTGTGGTTACTGATTTAATAACTGTAGTATCGCAATTGCTAGCTGGATAAACGCGGTTATTATCGGTAGCCACTTTTTTATTATCTTCCTTAACTTCTTCAATGGCATCACCTCCTTCCTTATGTCTATATTATAACACGTTTCCGTGTTATATGCAATAGTTTTTTATTATTTTTACAAACAAAAAAGAGCCTACCAACCTAGATTTAATCTAAGTTAGTAGGCTCCTGTATTATATACTATTATTTCTTTATAGGGACGGATAAATGTATGTTGTTTAATATAGTGTCGGCATCAGATTTATCCAACGTTTCGCCAGCTTTTACTTTATCTAAAATCACTAATAATTTGTCTTTGGCATCATCCAAAAACTCTGCACTCTTATGCAGTCCGCGTTTTCTGATACTATCTGCTGACTCACTATATTTTGCAACAAAATACTCTAACAGATCTATAAATTTATCTGAATGTAAATAGTCTTGAATATAGTCATTTGATATAGTATCCATATTCTCCCCCTATGATTTGTAAATACTAGTTATATATATTATAACATTTTGAAAATAAAAAAGGCCTATCAACATAGATATTATTCTAAGTTGATAGGCTATTTATTATGCTATTCAGTTATAAATAATTGCTTTACAACTCACCTGTAAACTAATAGTTGATAGTTGCGTATATCCGCCATTACACGCTATGGAGATATATGGATCACCTCAATTTTTTGCAACTAAATAAACAACTGTTCCACCTAATAATATGTTTAGAATTTTACTGTTCCTTTGTTGCATCTTGATTCTTTTGAGTTCTCTCATCTGCATTTCTAAGTATGCGTTCACCTTCGCCAATGATTCGTTTTGCATTGATAGCGTTTTCTCTTGCTGCTCTAATGTGTTCTTGGCTATTAGTAATTGCTCCTTCTGTTCTTTGATTAAGTTCATCGATTCTATTAATTCTTGTTTCGATTCGCTCGTTGACATCTGTGCTATGTTCAATTGCTGTTCTAACTCGTCTATTATCTTCAACTGCTCGTTGATTGTATTGTTGAGCGTTTCGAACTTCATCAGTAGCTCGTTGTATTCCTGTCGTGTCAATATTACTTGCTCTGTCGGCGTAGAACCATATACAGGCAATGATACAAAGGACAATACAAATAGGAACAGAGATGTAATGAGCGTGAATAAAGTTTTTGATTTTATCATTCATACTTCCCCCTAGTCATACATGTAGTTGACATCTACTTCTTTGTCAGCTACCATTCCACAATCGCTATATTGCCATATTCTGATATTTGGATAATCACATTGTGAATCATATTGTGCACACCATACTGGAACGCTTGGCATTTGACTATATGCATATGTTTCATCCCACAATAAGGAATATCCACTATACACACCTACATTTTGAAATCCAGCACTCCATAATGTGTTTACAAACCGACTAATGCAATTCGTCATTCCTTGGCTTGTTAATGCTCCAGCATTAATCATATTACGTAATTGACGATGTTCCTCGTAGTCATACCAAATACCAACTTGCAAATGGTAATCAGTATATCCATAACTATTGAGCGTATTAATCACCCATTCAGCCTCTTGCACGGCTGTTGCCTCATCGTATGCATGACTAAAATAATAGACACCAACTTCAAGGCCTACACTTAATGCTGCGGTGATGTGTTGCTCAAAGAATTCATCAACATTATAATTTTCACCTAATTTTATGATTACAAATTCATTGCCTTCTTCTTTTGCTTGCTGCATGTGTGAATCATCATAGTAAGGTGTTCCGGTTTCGTTCTCTTGCCATGCTGAAATATCAAATCCTTTTTTCATTCTTATCACTCCTTTCTGGCATGTTTGGTAATTGTGGTAATTTAGATTGTTCTTCTAATTTGTCAGGTATTCCGTTTCCGTCCTTATCAATCCATAATGCAAGGAAACCAACTAATGCAGTTAATACTGACGGAATAAATATATGATCTATGATATTTATCCCTACATTAATCAGTTTGTTCATATCATCAGATACATACCCTTGAATGAACACCATAATGTACTCAACCACCACTAGCAAAATAGGTACTAGCATGGTTAGTACTAGTACCCTTGTAGCAAGAACACCTGTAGGGTGGAAGTTAGCCACCCTCACAGATTGATATAATTTTTTTATTGAGTTAATGATAGCTGACTTATCCATTTCCCCTCCAGGCCTTTATAATTTCAATCGTATATTGGAATATCTTGCCGATGTCGATTAAGTCATCTTCCACCATTTCTCGTAGATTTTCGATAATAGACCAACATTCCGAGAAGAAAGGTATCATCATGAACGCATAGGAAAAAATATGGTCTAGGAATAGGTCTGTATTTGGAATAGGAATATCAGGTAATGAAATAAATACAATGGATAGTATCATCCATGCCGGATATTGTATGCATAGTTTCTTCAATAGATCACCTCTAAGGCGCTCACTCATTAAATATCTACGCCGTCCCCCGGTTGTTTTATCAATATATTTACCTTTTCCCCAACCATACCAGGTCAACGTTGTTAGTAGCGTAATAGGATTATTAGGCCTGTGATTATCCTTGTTATATCGCAACACTTCTGCAGCAATTCGTTGTATAGTATCCACGAATAACAAAGTAGTGGTTAGAATAATCACTACTCCCATACTAACTAAATGTTCATGTGATATCCCACTTATGAGCATGATTAAAATATCATTAATAATATCCATTCACTTCCCCCATAGTTTTTAACACTTACTGAGCTTGAACAGTTTTCGTAAACATCAATTCCATTCTTGCATTGTAGAACTTGACTGTTATTGGATCACTGGACGTTATTGGAATTTCCATATTCGTACTATCAATATATTTAATTGGCTCATCATTGATTTGGAAAGGTAACCCAATCACATATGCAATTATTAGTACATTATTATTAATTTCAGCAACTGGTGCAAATAAATTAGCGTCTTTTATAAAACTGACACCGCCTCCACTCAATGCATTTAATGCAAAAAAGTCTAGCATAACGCCTTCAAGACTATCGCTATGAACCATTACATTATTATCCAATAGTATATTTTTAATTTTAGCGACTGTTTCAAGGTTTACGTTGTCACCTTGTGGCCCCTGAATGCCTTGTGCTCCGTTTTCTCCAGTATCACCTTTAGGGCCTTTCAGTAATTCCAACTGCTCAGTGGTAAAGTCGCTAAATTTAAAAGGTTCACCTTTAGGACCTGGAGTTCCTGGTTCGCCTTTATCACCTTTTTCTCCCTTTAATTCCAACTTCTGTTCTTCGGTTAATTCCTCAAAGCGTAATGGCTCGCCTTTTGGTCCTTGCACACCATCTTCACCTTTAGGCCCAGGTTCGCCCTTTGGGCCTTGCAATTTAATAATTTGTGTATTGTCTTTAACGTTGACTTTATCTTCTTCACCCATATAAATATTAATAGTATTTTCGCTCATATTATTTCCCCCTATTACTTATACCTTGTTTAATGATTATTTTGCCTTTTACTAAGCATTTAATTGGCCTATTACCAGCCCAGGCGAACATATCCCAATAATAAGTACCGCTATCAATCGAGTTGGTATCTAATGTTAGATTAAGTTTGCTCTTTTCGCCGGCTAATAATTCAGACGTACTATTCGTAATCACAAAGCGTTCTATTATTTCCTCGTCCCAGCTATATCGTCTTAAACAGGCGAATACATCTTCGGCATCAACTACGGAATCACATCCAATAGTTAATGTAATATATTCGCCTTGATATACCTGAATATTATGTTCGACTGGTAGCATCTGTATCACCCTTGTCTGAATTTAGTAAATCATTATGTATGCACCCTTCAGTAGGACACGTTCCATCATCGTTAAGAACTTCCCAACAATACTCACAGAACTCCATGACCGGAACTTTACTATCACCGATATATTTAGGCATATTATTGCACCTCCTTGATTCGTGCTACCATTTCACTATTTAACTTGATATATTGTGCACTGATTGCGTTAGTAGGTTTCCCCATTAGCAGCAATCGACGTTGAGCCTCTTCTAGTGTCTTAAATCGGGGTTCGTATTCCGCTTTTATAGCGTTTATTTTTTCTTCCTTCGTTGGAATGTATTCGACTATCGGTGGTTCTACAAATTCACCATTTTTGTAAACTTTCCCATCAAGAAATTCATCTAGCATAGCATCGTCACCATACACATAATTAGCTGCATCCTGATATTGAGCTTTAGCTTGTTCAAGTAAAGCAATCTTACCAATTGGTGCTAACATACTATCGACGATTGATGTAATACGTCGACCTTCCGCATCAAGTACGTGGATATAATTATTCATATATACCTCCTAATTAATGAAAGGATATAACAATGAATAGCACAATTAAGTACTATCCCAGAAATGCGTATCTTCGCATGCACCGTAAAAGTGCATGTGTTGAAACATTTAAAAGTTTATACCAAAAATGGCTGCCTACTCGAATTGATATTGCGAGTAAATCAGCCATTGAATCCTATCGCATTGCCTATGATCATATTCAATCAATTGCTAATATTCCTATTAACTTAATCAAATATTCTGATATGCAATGCGTGATTGATAATATGAGAGATGATGGCCTTTCTTATGCATCTGCCAAGAAGGTCCGCACATTACTTTCATTATTATCGAAGTATGCAATTGTTAATGATGTTGATATTAAAGATTACACTCCCTTCCTAAACCTTGGCCATGATGTTAGCGTGTATCCGCATAAGCCATTTACACGCCAACAGATTAATCGATTGTGGAACCTTAATACTACCGATACTTATGGTATTCTAATACTCCTATATACAGGTCTGCGATGCGGTGAATTACTATCGCTACGTAAGAACGATATTAATCTCCGCACTAAATGCCTTATAATTCGTCATTCCAAAACTGAGGCTGGCCGTAATCGTTTAATCCCTATTCATAGTCGAATACTACCAATAGTTACAAATTTGTATCAGAATTCATCTGACAAGATATTACCAATTTCTTATGCTCAATTCAGCAAGCAATTTAAATCAGTAATGACTTTAATTAACTGTTCTCATTCAACACATGACTGTCGGCATACAGTTGCTACGCTATTAGACAAATATGGTGCATCACCTACTGCTACTCGTGCAATTCTTGGCCATAAACACGGAGATATTACTACCAAAGTTTATACACACAAGGAATTAAGAGAATTACGAAAAGCAGTTGAATTATTACCATAGAACCAATGGGGAAAGAGTTATTTCGGTGATATTAATTCAGCCAACCAACAAATCAGTATTGATTTCCCTATTTCTTATAAATCTATACCATTTACCATTACTGTGAGTTGTTTCAATAATAGTGCTAGTAATAGTTATAATCTTTATATTAAAAAAGTAGATACTAATAGATTTAATGTATGGGGTGACGAATGGAGTGCTGTTGTACAGGATATTTCAATGTATTGGATATCAGTCGGCAACTAGCCAATGGGGAAATAGTAATGCTCCAGTTGGATTTATAAGTAAAGCAATATTTTCTATACCATTCAATAATAATAACTATACAATTGTTGGGAGTGCATCCATAGATAATAATGGCACAGCAAATTCAGCCGCAATAGGTGTTAAATGGGCTTCACGATTAAAAGAATCTTGCTCATTTGTAACAATGGAATTCAGTGCGCCGAGTGTGTTTTTTTTAGCTATCGGTAAATAACCAATGGGGACAATACAACGCATATGGCACCGCTACGCCTTGGAAAGTTGCATTTCCAATTAAATTCAGTAATACATCTTTTGGCGTTTCTATCAATAGATGCAATGGAGAATATGCATTTTCTGAAATATGTATTTCTAAAAATGTAGAATACTTTACATACAAAGATGCTGATTATAGAAATCAGTCTGGTGTTGGAGATACAATATTTTGGATTGCAATTGGAAAGTGACCCAATGGGGACATATAGTTGATAGAAATGATAACAATAGGATTACTCTTGTCTCATTGTTACTGCCTTGTAATGGTAAATATGTGGCACTTCCAATAGGAGAATCTAACAATACCAACTTTAATAATTCACTAGATCACCCTTGCGTTGTAATATCTAAATCATCAACATCATTTAAAGTTCAATTAGATGATTATATGATAGGAATTAGTTGGTTATGCGTAGGAATATGCTAACCAATGGGGAAGCTCTCAGGAGAACAAAATACAAAATTATATATTAGGATTTAGAAACAGACCAAAGATGGTTGCTCAACATAATACTGGCGATACTTACAAGCTATTAGTCTCTGTATACAATACCGCTACTCAATTTAGAATTAATGCTAATTTTAATGATGGTACTTCTAATTCAGACTGGATAGCTATAGGAATTAGTTAACCAATGGGGAGTATTTCGCAAAGTAAGCGAGAGTGAACAAGGTGGAAACTGGAATGAGTATCAAAAGATTCGTAAATTTTCTATCCAGTTTTCATCTAATAAAATAATTTTAATTGTAAGCGATGGTGGAATTTACGATAAAGGAATTGTAAAAGCAACTGCAGTATCAGGGGCAAAATCAGTTAGAGGAAGAATATTAGATAACACATCTTTCAAAATTGCAGTTGATGGATCAGATAACGATGATCCTTGTGATGTATTTTTTATTGCTTTAGGCGTTTAAATACTGCCAACTGCAATCCAAAGACATGGTCTTGATACTGTACTATGTTCTACTTGGAAATTAAAATAAGAAACTTTTTCAAATCCTGTACTGTTTATATTATAGATTTTTATACTATCGCTTGAAGCTCCAATTATACATGGTATTACTGAAAAGCACTTACCAAATGCCATTGGGAAAGTGACCCAATGACTTAAATCATCAGAACCATAGTTATCATGTCCCCATTGGATAGTGAATCCATTTGCAAATTTTACAAATCCAGTTTCCTCCAAACGTTGAGCCACTATTGCCCCCATTCCCAACAGATTTTTTATATCTTTCAAATTTGAAACAGGATTCTCTTGCCAATCAGTCGCACCAAGGATTTTGGCAATCATCGCCGTAATGGCTGGATGAGATAAAACATCTGTGTTATGTTCTTTAAGCTGTTCTTGGTTAACTAATGCTCCCATATTAACCGTTAGTGATACATTCCCTGTATTACTAAATACCATTCCGATGGTTAATTCTTGAGATACAACTACCGAACCGCCTTCTGCCGGCATTCTGTCTGGTTCAGGGTCTGTAAGGTATGCATATAATACTTCGCCTTTATCAGGATCTTGTGCAAATAACCCAATTTCAGACATTCGAAAAGCTTCATGTATGCCAGTATTAGTTATAAAGGTATCAACGCTTACGATTTTACCTTCTTGTTTTACAACGAAATTCGTAGTCTCCCATTTAGAGGAGAGTACATCAGTTAGCGCTAATGGATTCGTTGCATTAACCCCACTACCTACTTTGATTTTCGTGAATGTCAGTTTAGTTTTGCCTGCATTTACCTTTGCTTGCAAATCGGCACCGACATCCGTCATGGTTGCATTTGACCATTCTGCCATATATTCCTCCTATCTAACGCTATTATCTAGCGCTACATTAATCTTCGTTTTCTTTGATTCAACAGTGTACGACGTTACATGGGTATTCAAATTAATGCGCCATGCATTCGTAAAATCACACTTGATATTCACCTTTTTAGACACACCGCACCATCCGGCAAAATACTTATTAAAGTTGATTCGTCGAATGAATTCAATACCATCTAACCAGGACCGTACATTCTTGGCCGTATTGATAGCACGCACAAGCTTAGCAATGTCCGATTCACCAGTTAATGGTTCCGTAATGAGCGTAACTTTGAAATAATAAGGCTTACCACCATACTCAAACCATTCTGCAATTTTCGAATCAGAATATACAGTCTGTACAGCCTTTTCGACTGCGTATGGTGTACCTTTATGGCGGTGAATATCAATTGAATTCTTCACCAATTCACGCTTAGTTGCTATTGGTAATCCACTATCGTAATCATCTACATGTAATTGATACGCTAAATGATCAATGACACTCTCTGATTCAGTATCAATAGATGACCACAATAACAGCGTATTCGTATTCATCAATTCGGCTAGCGTATCATCCCACGTTTTAGCAAGGGCTTTAATTGGCTCCCTATCGATTGAGGAGGGAAGATGTTCTGCGCTTGTATACTTACTATCACGTATCATTCTTCCTCGCTTCCTGCAAATACTACGGCGATTGTATTGGCTACTGCCACACCGCTTTGTTCTGCAATCTGAGTAAATACAGGAGCAGTCACTTCAACGCGTTTAATACCAGATACATCCATGAGCATTTGCACCAATCGACTAGGCACTATATCACGGCCTAACTTAGATTTCTGCCATATTACATAATCATTGACCGCTTTATCCGCCTTAGCTTTTACCACTGTTGCATCTGCGCCTTTTTCGATGTAATACTTAGCTTCGATGTTATATTGCGTAGTAGTAGGGGCTAATACAGTAAGCTTATCTGTTAACGGTCTACGTTTCTTATCAGACAAATAATCCGTAATAGTCTTAAGTAATTCTTGCCCTGGAATACCACCGCCAGATAGTAATGGATAGATATTAACTTCCCCAGGATGTGGAGAAGATACACCTACATCGGCCACAAGGTGTGATGCTGATTTCGTGAAATACTCATAGGCACCTTCAGGACCTGCCACAGAGAATGATTCAGGAGCCTCATGAATACGTTCACGATAGGCTTCATCATCTTCTGTATCAGAACCACCTTCAGATAATGTGGTATTACTCATCGTATCCACATACGCTATAGGGTCAATAATTGTACTTATCTCACCTGGTTTAAACCCATTACCTTGAGCGCCCGTGCGTTGTGCTTCTGCTTTTATGGATCCATTGAGTTGACCTGGTAGAATTACCAAATCTTCAACAGTAGCAAAATATTCGCCACTTTCTGTGGATATTCTTGTACCTTTTGGAATAATAACAGAATTCGTACGCACTGCTGACAATGTAGCTTGGATAGTCGTAGTCGCTTTTGTTGCCTGTAGTCGCTCAACGGCAGCAGGAACCGCTCCAACGTGGTCCAAGTTATCACCTTCTGCGTAGGCTAATAGATTTTGTTTAGCTGCATAATTTGCATCGTTCAATAATCGGATAATAATTTCCGAAATCACATTTAAAAATAAAGTAACAGGGTCGCCCTCTCCCAAGGTTCGCCCTGTTATTGTTGTGTAAATATCAAATACCTTCTGTTGAACGTGTTCTTTATCTGTGTTAAAGAACTCAACATTCGGTAAATCAGATAATCTCATACAGTCACCATCACTTTCGGAATCAACGCCCCATTTTGTGTGGCGGTAAAGGATATATCACTAATTTTGGCACGTGGTTCGTACCGTTTAATTTGTTGGAATATGTCATTAGATAGATGTGCTTGTGCCTGATGAATAGGCATATCAATAATGCGACCATCAATACCAAACTCCCTATCTAGTGGCACACTACCACGAACAGTAGAAATAATCGTTTGCACATTCTGCAAAATCTCAGCGACTTCACTTTCAGGTGCTAGCGATATCCTATTGTCCGTAACTGGTTTAATTTCATACGTTGCTGACATGGCTAGAACCTCCGCAATATCGTATTAACTTTATTGAACTTCTGACCATATTGGTTAAGCATGGACTTTTCTTCTACTGTATTCTTGTCCGGATACTCTTCAAGAGTTAGTGATACTTCAATAGATTGCGTCTTGCCATAGGCATCCGTAAATAGGCTATCTTCGCTCATAGACATGATTACAAAGTAGTTTTGACTAACAGGTTTACCGCCAATAATAAAAGGCAATACAGCCCCTGTATCGCGATATTTTCGCAACTTCTTAACAGTACTATCCGGAGATTGTCCAAGTGATGAAGAAATTAGAATCTTACATGTAATTTGTTCCACATCCGGTCCACTAAACTGTTTGACAGGCTTTTCTAGCATCAAATTATGCTTTTCCCATCGTGCACTACCTGAACGCGTTACATCCGACACAGTAAGCACATTGTCTAATGCGGTATAGAACACTATATCCGCTAAATAACCGATATACATCTATACCTCCTATTCTGGTCCTGATGTTGTAGAACCACCTGATACCACACCGCCATGCACATGATGGACTAAGGAAATACCATTTACCACCACATCCCCACTTCTTGAATTAATGGATAGCGTACCACCAATATTAAGAGTCATATCTCCAGGAACAGTGAGCACACGTTTCCCATTATCCGCACCATCTGGTGTCGGATCCGCAGTACTAAAGAATGTGCCGATGATAAATCCATCAGAAAAGCCACGTCCGGACCGATTAGGCAACATAATGCACAATACCTGGTCATCAATTGCCGGTATCCAATAGTCCTTATCATGTGCTGCACCTCGATTAATGACAGATAATGGCGCCGTTACAACACCTTCTCTATCTAGGCGTGTAACAACAGCTTTACCTTCTTCAGGAATAGTACTTGAAACATTTCCAATAAATATCATATCCGCTAATGTGGATAATATATCAGTAGCCATTTAAACACCTCCTTACATCAATCGACGTTGAATAATTGGCCCCTAATGTGTGTGTTGCTTTCATAATTAAATAATTACCATCAAACACTCCAAACCCTTCTAGCTTAACCGTGACCGATGCCATAATAAGAGGATTACCAGGAAAACTAAATGACATTGTGTCGGCTTCCTTATTGGCTTCTCTAAGTTTCTTCTTAGCCAATCGTTTCGCCTCAGCCTTATCTTTCACCTGTTCATTGACCTCTAATACAGCAAGGTACGTATGGCCCTTACGGTCAGGATCTTCAAACGTATCCTCTATCACAGTTTTCTTATCCTTATTGGTGTATTTCACATGACATGCACGATATACCTCACGAGTTTTACTTTTATACGAATAAAATATAGCCCTAGTAATAATCAAAGGCGGTTGTTCGCCCTCTTTAGTCTGTACAGGTTGATATTGGCCACCTGGTCTACGAATTATAACTTTAGGCTTCACATTTTCGTATTTGTAATCATCGAATATAATCAACTGTTCAGTGGATACCTTAAGAGAAAACCCCGCATCATTGCATAGCTTCTGCAAAAATGCGAGGTCTGATTCAGCACTTTGAGAGGCATCTTTTAACGGTGGGTCAAAATCCGCATCCCATACTAGCTTTAATTTATTATCTTTTGCTTTCTCGGTAGCAATCGCTTTCAGCGTTGTGGCTTTCCACGATTTATCTTTCTTCTTCTCCCGTAAATCAGTACTACCGATAATAGCGACACCTTTGATTTTGACTATATCAGGAAGGCTACTTCCTTCGAATTCATCAATTTCAAATTTGCCGATTGGTAACGTAAATTGTTCATCCCCTAATTTCTCCCATGCTACGGTATTAATAGCGACTTCTAGTAATGATCCTTTCACAGGATACCAATCGCCGACCCATAGACGGCCCCTATCCTCTAATGAGATAGCCACGTCATCTACAGTTCCTGAAAGGTTATCTGTGAAAGTTACATCAAGAAGGTATTTACTAATATCGTCGGTGATGTCCTTTGACTCCTTACTCCCCCAATGTTGGTAACCAATCGTACACCATGCCCGCCGTGCTAACTTCGTTTGTGGTGTTAAATCTTTCTTCCATTTTTGGACCTTAGCTAGACTCTTTTGTAAGCTCATGTACTATCGCCTCCATGGTGGTAAGAATTCAGGTAAGGAATCAGCAGGAACATCTGGACATGTTAACACAACACTAGCGGAAAATATCGCCGTATTACGGTGCTTTTGATTGGCTTCTAACAATAGATTGATATATCGTTCATTGCCATACACCTTATATGCGATTAAATCCCACATATCCCCTTGTATTGTTGTATAACTAGTCATAACTCAACCTCCGTTGTCCGGCGGTATAATTACGCATCATTTGTTCAAATTCACGCATTTTAGCATCCAATGCCGACATAATATCATCAGTTGAACCATTACCAGCATTTATAACGGGCGCGAATGTAATCTGTACAGGCGACTCACTATTACTAGATGAGGATGTCACAGGCACGCTAGGTGCTAATGATACAGTAGGTGCTACAGCTGACTGCGCACCACTCACACCTAACATTCGTCCGGCCGTTTGCCATAAGTTCATAGCATTAGCACTACCATCAATAGGTACAATTACTTCAGGATATCCAGCTTCACCAATCAATGCGACTTCTGGCGATGTAATAACACCACCATTGGCATACGCATTACCGCCTGCAGCTTGAACACCTACAGTAAAACCGCCACTAAATTGAGCCTTGATACTATCCCATGCACCAGCGATTGCATTAGATACAGCACTAGGGATTTGTTTAATCCAATCCATTACCGCATTATATGCATCACTTGCCCATTGACCTGCGGCAGCTACGAAACCGGCTCCCGCATCAGCACATGCACTTGGTAAATTCATAATGAAATTAATAACATCGTTAACCAAACTACTAATCCACGATGTGGCCGTAGCATATGCCTCAGAGGCAAATGAAATAACCGCAGCTACAAACTCAGCACCCAACGTGATCATGTACATGGGTAAATTGATTAAGAAGTTATAAATATCATCGACCATGGCACTAAAGGTAGTGACTGCGAAGTTATAACACTCTGTCGCGAATGAGACGACGGCAGATATAACAGCAGTACCAACTTGTACCGCAATCTCTGGCAATCGTAAAATAATGCCTATTATGAACCCTACGGCCATACCAATATATGTTGGTAAGTTTAGCCATAGATTTACATAGGCAATTATTGCCGCTTTCAACGTATTAAATACGCTAAGCCCTAATGATAAAAACCCATTAATTACAGCCATAATACCTGATATAATGGCGCTCCATGCGGAACTTAAAGCATAACATACGCTATCCCATATTGAACTCAACCCAGAACATACACTATCCCAAACAGATGTTAATGTAGCACAAATACTATCCCAGTTAGTTACTAATAGGTATATCACTGCAATAATCGCCATAATAGCAATTACCCAAGGCCCACCTATTAATGCACCCGCTGCTTTAAACGCACCCATTGCCGTTTCTACACCTTTAAATGCCGTGGTAATTGTAGTAATACCTGATGCTAACTTAGTAGCCGTGCCATATAGTAATGCCAATTTCAAGCCATTAGTGACTACGGCGGCAATAGCTTCCTTATTATCCTTCATGAACGTTACAACGGCTTGTAATACCGGTATCAGTGCCGGTAATATTTGCTGAGCAATTGGTATAAATGCCTGTGCCAAACCTAATGCAACTTGCGTAGCTTCTGCTTTCAAGATGTTCATTTGTAACCATATTTCATGGAGTGATTTAGGATCTATACCAACACCTTTAATTTGTGACGCGGCTGCTTGTGCATCTGCGTAATTTTCAAAAACTTTAGTAAGCTCCATGCCTTTAGCACCTAATGTTTCAAGCATGAATTCTTGGCCACGCCCTTGTGCTACTGCATTTTGGTACCCTTTAGCCATTGCATCCAACTGTTGATTCATAGGCAATAATTTACCATTGGCATCGGTCAAGGATACACCAAATTGACTGAGGTATCCTTGCAATGCTTCTGCACTTTTACCGCCACCGGCTAAAGTCTTATCCATTTTAGCGAATGACTTAGCCGCCGCTTCTACATCGACACCACTTAACGTCATAATCTTCTTAAATTGCGATGTTTCAGCAGTTGTCATATGTAGTTTATTGGACAATTGATAGAGTGCTTCACCGGCATTAACTACATTATCTATAATGGCACCAATACCAAACCCACCGGCGGCAACCATAGCAAAACTTGCAAGCTTACCTGTAATGCCACTTACCGCAGCACTAGCACCTTGCGCAGCTGATGCAGCACCTGCTAAAGGACTTGCACCACCCATTTTACTGATTGCATTTTGATGCGCTGTCTGGCTTGCTATATTAGACCGCAACTGGGCTTGCCGTTGCAACATCGAATTTAGCTTTTGCTCAGCTGCAATTGCTGCATTCCTGTCACTAGCATTACCAGTCTTTTGCGATATAGCTTGTAATTTTCTATACTGCGCCTGTTGGTCTTTGATTGCATTAGATAATTTGTTGAGTTCCTGAGATGCTTTTGATACGGAGGAGGATAACCCGCCATCGAGTTTACCTTTAATGGCAATCGCCATTTCTAAGACTTTATTGGCCATTACTTTCTCCCTTTCATTGCTTTATTCTCGCGCTCGATACCATCACTAATGAGCTGAACATGGACTATGAACTCATCCACGTCTAGCTCTCGAATAAAGTAGTCCATCGGTGTGCTAGTGTATTTACTACATGTAATCGCGCACTCAGTGAAATACCGTTCTAGGTCTGTTATTTTTCGGAATTTAGCAAAAAATTCTGTACCTCTAAGCACACTCTAGTGAAATCGGCAGCCGGAAGGCTATAGATATCATCCACTTTACAACCGCATGCGGCAGCTGCTACATGTGCTTGATATGTCATAGATAATGCAGGAACTGTGATTGTTCTATCTTCATTCTTAGCAGACTTTTCGCATTTAATTAATGTATAACCGCTGATTCCTTCAAATTGTAAGGAATGGCCAGCTTTTACTAATTCAATACCCGTTTGTTCATGTGTTTCGTTCATAGTGTTATGTTTACTCATTAGTGATCGTCCTTTCTACAGACTAAATACCGAGTGCAGCACGAACATCGCCAAGGAAGTCCGTACCATCAGAAATAGAATCTTTATAAGCATATTTATCGATTTCACGAACCACTTTGCCATCTTGTTCTAGTTTCAAATATGTAGTTTCAATTGTGTTCGTTGCATCGATAGTATTGCCAGATTCATAGGTGCCATTTTCTTTGGATTTAGCACGGCCACGAATAACGGCACGTGTAGGCACAATTACATATTTATCTTTGCCACTATCCCAACATTGGATAGCACCGCGCACTTCTAAGCGTACGCCACGGCCACCTGTAAGGCGGTGTGTAGTTTCTGTTGGAGTGTTCCATGTAAGTTTAGTTTCCATAGAGGAGTAGTGACCAATAACTGGCGCTTCTACTTCACCTGCAATACCCACACCTTTTACAGTTTGAGTCATTACAGATTCACTAGGTAATTCCACTTTGGCAACACCTAAACAGTTGTCAGAACCTTCTTCATATACACGAAAGTCATTAAGTACTTCCGGTACTTGATTGATAGATGCCATGATTTATTACCCCTTTCTATACTGTTTGAAATAACGTTTTGAAATAGGAAACATCGTATTCAGAAATGCTTTCAATTTCTTGCGCTGGAATTGGAGGTGTACGGAATTTGTGGAAACGAATAATACCATTCAACAAATCTGTTGTAGGGTTTTCTGCTTCTTTAAATTCAATACGACCGCCCAAAATAAAGCCACGAGAAGTAAGGCCGTTAAGACGGATTGTTTCACTATCAAGAATTGTCTTGATGTTACGTGGCAAGATAGGCATATCTACTTTTTGCCAATACGTTAAGATGAATGTTTGGTCATCCCAATCATTGAAACGACGTACACAAATAAATGTATCCTTAACATCAGTCGTGCCAGGATATGCACCTGTGTAGTTGCCCCAAGATACCCAACCATTGATATTAACGGCTGTCATAATACCTTGAGAGTTCAATAAGTTAGCTTGGGAATGTGTAAGCATAACTTCCTTACCATTAGCTAAGCACAAGCCTGTGATATTCATAGACTTATTGGAAGGCGATAATGTAGGAATATCGCTATTGGATGCATCGCATTTACCAATAATGCCCATGATGTGTGTAGACATATGGAACATATAATCGCCATTGCGAACCATTGGCCAACATACGACTTCAGATTCACCTGTATAACTATTACCTTTCTTCCATTCGTAAGCATCTGTGTATTTAACAACTTGTGTAGTATCAATATCTACCAAAGTAGTCGCACCAAATAAGTTATTAATAACACGAGATTTTGCTTTCATTACGGAAGCCACTGTAGGATTTTGAGAGAATCCAGGTGCAGCAATAAGACCAGGTACAATGCCAAAATGATGATAGATTGTATCAATTAATTCAAAACCTGTTGCTTTTTCGTTGCTATCCACACCGCCGATTACGTTTTTATAATCAAAGTTTTCTACATCAAGTTCATCGTATGTGAGGTTCAATGTAGTTGCGGAATCGAATTTGCCACCTTTTATAACAGAGATGATCAATTGATTCTTGTCATCAAATGCAGCCGTATAGTCTGTGTTGGCCACACCTGTTTGACCACCGCTAGATACTTGCAAAGTATTAAGCAATACTGCTGCTTTTACAATGCATTTCTTTTCTGACAATGTAGCAGTTGTTGTAGTGGATTTCTTATGCTTTGTAGGATCCAATACGTTAACAAATACGATTGGAGCTACACCATATAACTTAAATTGCGCATACATTGCTTCACACAATGTAAAATGTGTCCAATCTTCAGAATAGCCAAGTTGTTGAACAGCTTCTTCCCAGCTGTAACAGATTATTGGCTTATTAACTACTGCGCTAGGGTCTTCTGTAAGGTGTACTGGTGCAGTACCGAACACAATTGGAAGGCCGGCAGTAGTTTGGACAGGAGCAATTACAGAGGTAGCTTGCTCACTTGTTTTGACGCCATGATAAAAGGCCATTTACTTCACTCCTTTATAATTCTTCAATGCGTTTACATAAAATACATTTAATTGTGTGCCTTGTGTTCTCACATCAATCATTGCTTGATTGAGTTCATCTAAAGGCACGAATAAATGCATAAAAATAGGGTCTTCCGCTTCCGGCAGTGGTGCACCGTCGCTAAATACCATGAATTGATTTAGCCGGCTACTGCGGAACGAAGGCCCAACATATACAACAGGGTTCATCGTTGTCTCCTATTCAATTACTTTATTATCCGTAAATATCTTATTTAGATTTCTACGAATAACAGGAATATACACTTCGAATTCTAGATATCCAACCCATTGAGGATATGGTTGATCATCAGGAATTGTTGTATTAACTGTATTCTCCTTAATTTCATATTTAAGTGCTATCGGATTATCAGATAGTAACCGCTCACGCACTACCTCTAAGAGGTGATATAGTCCGACATGGCCTTTTGTTAAGGCCTCATCAAATGTAGTAACCAATACTGTAATCCCTACAGTCGAACTATCTGCATCATTAACAGAGTACGGACGTACTACTACTGCAGGGCATAACTTGCGCAAGTCAGCATTATTATCCACCCTTGGTAAGAAACCGCTCCATACTCGAATAGTGCTCGCGGTAACATCACTTGTTTCATTGAGCTTGCGCAACTCATCCATGAGATAGGCAGCAATGCCGTCTGATACATCTAATGGTGTCATTAGTTACCTCCTAACGCGCGCTCTAATTCGTGATATAGGCGCTTTTCATACATTTCCATGCCTTCCTTTTGCATGGCATTCATAACAGTTTCATTACCAAACATTTGCGGTAAGGCTGGTCCATATATCCCCTTTAATGGGTATCGGTCCTTGCCTTGGCGTTTCATGAATATGCCTGATGTGCTAACAAAGCCATTTGGTACCTTCGTTTCTGTGTCCTTTTTAATCGACACAAACACACCTTTTCGCTTAAGTGATTTAATTTTGAAGTACTTTTGAGCGCTAGTATAACCACCTTTGATACGCATTTCTGTGCCATCATTCAATTTATTGATAGATACACCGGACTTTACGACTGATATACCTTTAATAGCATAGATATTGCGTAGTGCTTGCGTACCTGCTTTTCTTGCGGTTGTTGCAGCACGCTTAGATGCGGCTTGACAGACACGTCGAACTCTATCTTCTTTTAATGTTTCTAGTGCTTTTTCAACTTTTGCTACTGCACTTTTATCAAGTTCTAGCTCAACCATCCGTCAACACCGCCTCTAGCTTCTGCTCTGAGTTCGATAGACACAAGTCCATCTTCTTCCGTTGCACTTTGAACGATGTACACATCACCATCTAATCGGAATACGTTTCCCTGTGATGGAATTTCAGGGATGTCCTTTAATTTGCAATGCACAAATACAGACACCCCATGCAATCCGTCATTTGATACGTGAGAGCCATTCGACAAGAATGACTCCCTCGCCGTTGGCGATTGAATAACCGCTTTAGCTACTGTGCCATTTAGATTATGCCCTTCGGCGAATTCATCTTCATTGAGGAATACATCGTCAATATCGCTTTCTAGGTAATCTCTAAATCGCATTATTTTTTCACCGTAACTTCCGCATCAACTTCAGGTAATTCCATTTCTTCTTCCGGTTCATCTGGAACGACTTCCAATGGTTCCGGTACTTCAACAGGATCATCTTCAGCAGATTCAAACTTATCAGATTCAAGCAAGGATAACGCAATCGCTTTCTTTTTGATATCGACTACTTCGCCTTTGCCATACATCTCGCCTTCATGTGCTAAATAACCCTTTAATACTCTGATTTTCATAAGTAGGTTACCCCCTATTTAGTCTTAATAGTTGCCCAATCGTCTATGGTTTCCGGAACCAATACACAACGGGAATATACAGACAATGTTAATTCTTGTGTAGCTTTATTAGCATAGTAGTAAGGTACATAAATACCTGCATATGTTGTGAATTGGTTGTCATCGTTAAGCAATGTTACTGCCGCATGTTGTTGACGACCACGGCCAGGAACACCTAATACTGCTGCATCATCACCGATAAAGGATTTTACCTTACCTTCATCATCTTGATATGTTTCAAGATATGCATACACATCAATGTTCAAGGACATGATACGGCCAACATATCGAACTTGTGGAGAAAGGTATTCCGGTGCAAAACTAAACATTGTCATGTTTTCACGATTAGGAATCGCTAACATTTTATTAATAGATGTGTTATCAAGAATGTATTTTTCAACATTTTTGCCAACGACTAATACAGTTGGTACGATGCCTGCGTTTTCTTGAATTTTTTCAGACGCCATTTTCAAATCGCCATAAATATCAGCGCCGGCTTGGTCCCATGTAGTAGTAGGTGTAATGTCTTGTTCAAATTCAAAGTCGATTTCATCAACTTGAACTGTTTCACCATCGTCAGCATAGCCTTCGATTTTGCATTTACCAGTAGTAAGCAAATCAGCTGCCATTTTGTTTTTACGATTAATGATCGTTCCTTGCAAGTAGGATAAATCTTCAGCTTGCATTTGTGCAGCACGTTGTGCCGGTGTCATTGTAGATACAATATTTTCAGCAAATGCACGTTGGTCAAGTTGTTCCGGGTCAATCACTGTACGAGGACCCATCATAGGTGCTTCGTATAAAGCAATTTTTGAACCTGCACGTTTAACATTCACACCAGATGCACCACGAGATACAAAAGGAGCTAATGTGCGACCACGTTTACGAGTTTCTACTGCGATTTTTTTAGAAGTTGCAACTGCTGGAACTTGTGGGAAGAAAGTATCAAGCAAAAAACTTGCCGGAGCTTTCATTCGTTCCACAGCTTGCATTAAGGAAAATGTATCTTTGAAATCAATTGCCATTATATAGTTCCCCCTATTTAATGCTAGTTAAGAATAAGTGAGCGTCCTTAAAATCCGCTTCATGATCATTAATTTTGTACGCTTGGTCAACTACCAATACTTCACGATTAAAGCGACCGGAGATGTATACAGTTAATACATTGTGGTCAGTAGTTGCAGTAGTATCAGATACTACGATGCCAGCTGGTTTACCAGTTGTTGTAATTTTTTGGAATGTACCAGCATTGTTTTCAAGCACTTGGCCACGTTTATAATCGCCGACTGCTACTTTTACATTTTGAGTTAATACCGGTACACCGCCACCACCTAATAGGTAATCAGATGCGACACCATTTACTTGTTCGAAATATGCCATTATTTACCGCCTTTCTTAGCATTCGCATATGCTACGACTTCATCAATTGCACTAGCTTTTGCTACTGCATCATTGGTTTCTGGTGTGGATGCACCTTGAGGCGCCACTCTATCTGCACCAGATTCCATTTGATCAATAACTAATTGTCGAATTTGGTCGACTACTTTGTTATCAGTTGCAGGAATATCAGATACGGCAGAGATGAAAGGTGTTACTTCATCTACAGTCTTACCTTCTTTAACAGCCACATCTACTAAACGATTGATGACTTCATTTTTGCCTTTTAACGCATTTAATGCTTCAACGCGTTCGCGTTCTGCTGTTACTGCTGTATTTTCTGCAGGTTCATTTGTAGAAATACCAAGCAAACCTTTTAAGCTTGCCATGAATTGATTTTCAGTCATATGTTTCTCCTTATGTTTTAAAAATTGTTTGATTTTGGCTTCATTTTTGGCCGAATACTTGCAAGATACTTTGTTTACAATAACCATTCCGTTATTCACAACAGCATTATCAATAATCGCCGTATCTACTTCATCAATTAGGCCGTAGGATTTCGCCTCGTCCGCTGTGAGCCACGTTTCATCATCCATAAGTGTATTTACCTGTTCAGATGTCAAAACATCGCTACGGCTCAAATAAACGTTTGCAATTGTTTGTTTAACACTCGCCAAATAGTTAGCCATTTTAGTTAAGCCGTCCGCATCAAAGCTATCGCCTAGATATACGGATGGGTTGTGAATCATGTACAAGGCATTGCTTGGCATGATTACCTTATCGGCAGCGCATGCAATAATCGTAGCTGCACTTGCGCACAATCCATCAATATGTGCCGTTACGTTGCCGGTATAAGTCTTAATCATATTGTGTATGGCTTGCGCTGCGAATACGTCACCACCGCCAGAGTTGATGCGCATTGTTAGGTCATTACCATTACAACTAGCCAAGTCACTTGCAAATTCACGCGGTGTAACTTCATCACCCCACCAAGAGGTATCAGAAATATCACCATACAAAATCAATTCAGATTGACCGGTACCATCTTGATTTACAAAATTCTTAACAGACCAGAATTTATTCATCCTCTTCACCTCCTTTCGCTTTAGATTTAGAGCCAACGGAAGGATTAACCGCATCAGCTAGCCCCATGCCATATTTCTCCATGAGTTGTTTTTCAAACGCAAGTTGTGCAATATTTTCTTCAAGATCTGTCCCTGTCATTTCGGCCGCTTCACGTTCGCGAGTGGAAACTCCATTCTGAACGCGAAGGTTACTACCATTCATATCCTTAACAGGGTCAAGGATTGACATAGTAGGTCCAAACCAATCAGCATTGCACCATGCTTTTCGAATCAATGGATCATCAAAGAAACCAGGCGCTTCAATTCGTCCATTCGCTACGGCTTCCATTAACCATACCTCATAGATTGGTTTACAGAAGTCACGAGCGAACCACTTTCGCCGTAGTTTATATTCTTCCCAAGCCTGTAACATTGCTGCACGGCTTGCAGAATACGAGGAGTTGAAGTTCTTCATTAGTACTTCGTAAGGTTGGTTAAGTGCTGCGCCTACTTGTTTGATGAGTTGCGTACTAAACACTTCAAAAGTAGATTGAGCATTGGATGCATCCACGCTCTTAACATCCACACCTTTTGGCAAGGCATTTAATGTTCCAGGGCCTAAATTGTATTCTGATACATCAACTACTGGTTCCGTTGGATCATCAACACCATTGTCGGCCAACATATCATTTAACGAACCGGAGTTAGTAACGGCTTCAGTAAAGAATAATGCGAAATACGATTTAATAATGGCAGATGTAAGCTCTGCATTTGTGTAACGATATACTTGCTTAAGTGTTTCAATGACTGGAGCTAAATAAGGCACTCCTCTGTACTGCTCAGGTCTAGTATCATTACTAATTTGCAGTACATTAGGAATGCTTGTACGCTTGCCATATGCTTCAACCCTTGCCCATGTAGTTAATACACTTGTAATTGGTTCGCCTGGTACTTGATTAGATACCCAGTAGGCTACAATAGCACCGTCAGTATCAATTTCCACACCATTCAATATGCGGTTCCCATTATTAGGGTTAAGCGCTTCAACACCAGTTGGGTCACCTGTAACATATGTGGAATCAGTAAGCGGATTACTTACACGATTACCTTCAATTAATTGAAGGCGTAACGTATACGGCATATCTGGTGTTGTTGGTTTTCTTCTAAATACGGCGAAACTATCACCATCGGTAAGATATCCTTGATATGCGATGCTTTGCATATCATATAAATTGTTCTTGCGATAGATATCACAGTCTTTTGATTCGGCCCACAAGTCAAACTCAGCACGAACCTTACGAGCCCATGCTCTAGCCTCTTCTGCACTGATTCCCAATATTTGAAACTTAGGTCTAGGGAACACATTGAGGCCTGCGCCAACTGTATGAGTGGTGCTTGTATTGATTGCAGCCGTTCCTACTGGTGTATTGATGGCTAAATCTGCGGATCTGTCACGTAAAGTTGATAGATTTGCACCAATATCAGCCTTATAACCCAGTTTTCTAGGGTTATATCCCTTTAATGATTTGTTATTATGAGAGGCTCCACCCTCACTATATCCGCTATTTTTAGCTCTCGGAGTGCCTATTTTAGCGCTAAATTTCTTGTTTTTTCTCGCCATTTTAGCCTCCTAATCCCTAAAAACTACCCGTTTTGACCGGTTTCCACGCCCATTATCGGTGTCCATACCAGGTAATTTGGCGCCTCTTGCTACTAAATCATCAATCATTTTCCTTACTTCTGCTAAATTCGCCCTTGTAAGAGTCCGATTTCCGATTGTATAGCTTTGGCCAGTCAATATTGCTTCCTCAGCCTTGACATACCACTCTAACCGTACGTCAATGAGCCTTGGCTTACTTGAATAACTAGTTGCCATACATCCTCCTAAATATCTGCTGCTTTACTAGCTCTACGAACACGTTTCCGCATTTGTTTCTTTCGTGGAGTAGTTACTGTTGTAGTGGAATGGCCTCCACCTTTGACTACTTCCGCCAATCTATCCCAATCAGGATGGATAGAATTCATACAGGCTAGGTTATATACGCGTAAGTCCAAAGGTTCATTACGAACCCCTGCTGTAGGCTCCCATATTTCATGGATAACGCCCTTACGTTTAACTTTTTTCTTATGTTCTGAAATAATCCCCTTGAAATACAACTCGTCATACCCTCTAGTTCCTAGGAATTCTTCATCCAATGGGAAGTGAAAGTACTTAGCACCAGGTTCATCGATGGCCAATCGGTTCATTACCTGTTGTTTCCCATCGTCTACACCTAGCATTACAAGTGGAATCTTACTCCCTGAAGCTTTACCAATCTTATAATTTAACGGTATGCCAGGTGTTCCGGCCGTACCTTTGATGGCAAATCGTTGCTTGCTGAAATTCTTCTCACAGTATTCATACACTTTTGACGTGTAGTGACCGCCGGAGTCAACGAAAGCACGAGCTACTTTAAGGCCTGTACCATTCTTAAAGCGGTATACCTTATCAAGTACCGCATCAAGTGCATCCCATGTTGCTTTATTGTCAGGTTCCCCAAGGATAACGCCCTTACAGATTCCCCAACATTCTTCGCCATATCCCCAACCGGTGATTTCATACTCTAACCGGTTGTCTTGTGTATCGACGGCACCAGTTAGCAACAATACACCGTCCGGAAGGTCTGCTCCGTACTTCTCACGGCGCCTAATGAATTGTTGATAGTCTTCAAAGGCACCTTGTTGTGCATATGATTCACCGAAACGCGTATTCATGACTACCTTCTCACGGGTAGGGTCGCCTTTAGCTTCTAGCCATTCCCTCATAATGTCATTCCAGGTTAGCCATGGAGACGTGAATCCATTTACAAAAAAACTGCGTATGCCATTATGCAACGCAGCTTGGTTTTTCGATATGTACTTCTGAGAAACTTTCCGCATTTCGTCTTCAGAGAATGTAGATCCGCAATCAGGGCATCGCCATTTCACATCGCTGACTACCACAATCTTCCGACCTTTAGCGTCCTTATGTTCCTCGGTCTCACATTCCATTTCAGTATGTCGTATCAAATGGTACTCACCACAATTAGGGCACTCATGTTGCCACTCTTCTTGTGTGCCTGTTTGATACTCTACATCGATTCGTGAGCTACCTTCATTAGTTGGTGTAGAGAATAACCCCATTACCCTGTTCCAAAACGTTGTCATACGTTTTGCAGCAAGGTCTACTGGGTCACCTTCTGTGCCAGCGCTATCTGGGAAGCGGTCTACTTCGTCCGCAAGTAGCACACGCACAGGACGTGATGCCAATCCGGCTGGACTGTTCGCCCCGCACATGATAAGACGGCCACCAGGGAATAACTTAGATAAGATTGTGTTCTTACCATCTCGTGTCTTGGCGCCATCTTCTGATTTTGTTTCATAGAATACCTGTGATAGTACTTTCGTATCACGGATCATCGGAGAGATACGAGACTTAGAATAGTCTTGAGCCAATTCGATAGTTGGTTGAATCATCATGACTGCACATGGGTCAAGATGAGCGTATCGCCCTAGGACATTATTCATGATATCTGACTTCCCGACCTGTGACGCACTCTTAACCACTACTCGATTAATACCAGGTTGCGTAAAAGCATCCATAATATCCTTTTGATATGGCGCTCTACTCGTTTTCCATCGCCCTGGTTCAGCAGAAAGGCCTTGTGATAGCATGCGATAATTGTCAGCCCATTGGCTAACACTGGTTTTAGGTAGTGGTTTCAGCCCCATTTTAGAGACATATTGCCACAATTCTTTTGCCGTTTTCATGCTATCACCTCCTTTTTTGCATTAAAAAAGCGCCTAATTTGGCGCGTTATCATCATCTAATTCATCACTATCCATGAATAATGACGGCGTATATTCACTTAATTCGGATAATTTATCCTCAATTTCTTGCGTTAACAGGTTGTATGCTTCCTCTTTTGTCACACTCTGCAATTGTGGCGCCAATTTAGTTGGCAATCCTAACAATTGTGTGCGCAAATTCACGAGCATTTCTGTCATAACCTGTTCTACAGTATCTGCCGAGTACACTTCGCCGTTCATTTTGGCCAACTTCAACTCAGCAATCTTGCGTTTCGCGCGTTCATTCTTAGCCTTTTCAACCTCAAATACCGCATCATCGGAACTGCTTACCTCTTCGACAGAAGATTGCCCCTTATATTTGACATAATTGATAACGGATTTGATAACCAAAATTTGATTTTTTTCATCCGTCGCTAAAACCCCTTCTTGGAGCAGTTGCGAAACACGTTGACGCGAGAGTCCGAGTGCTTTTGCCAGGTTCGACTGCGAGGCCGTTGCTGTTTTCAAATCATCTGTAATTTTCACTTATCAATCAGCCTCCTTTCATTACCTGTATCACTAGCAAGAACATAAAAAATTTAAAATCTAGGCAATTTTTGGGGTCTCGGCCACCGCAAGGCAGCATCCTTGGCCAGAAGGACCCATAAAAAATCATCCAAATTTAAAATAATACATGCAATATTTAAAATTTATTTTTTTTATTTTTATGGTGAGACAAGCGACGCTCATCCTCATGACGGTTCCGTGCCTCATCCCTATCCACATGTCTCATCATATGGCGTGCATGCGAACATGAACGGCAGTATCCATTAGCTTTTATTACTATTTTGTTAGCACCACACATTCCATGATGATTATCTAAGCATGCAGTCTTATTACATCTTACATTAGGCATACCGTTCACATCCTTTCATCGCCTACTCAATACACACAACTCACAAGGTATAAGTATATCTTAAGGTTGTGTAGTTATATATTCAAAGAGGTCAAACATGAATCATTGATTGGTGAGTTGTGTGTATTCAATAGGCACCAGTTGGGTAGTTGTATATCATATGTACAAAATAAAAGGCCCGTATAACTGAATGGTTACACGAGCCTAATATTTTATTTTGAGTGATTTGGTGAATGATTGCTCAGTGGCAATTTCACATATATATAATATCACATATCCAAATACCAGTTTGGTACTATTTGGGTCAGTTTGGTACTATTTGGGTCAATTCTTGACCTAATTCAATTAATGCTTCTTTTTTATATGACTGTACCTGTGTTTTACTATACCCTATAAATGATACCACACCTTTAAAAGACATACCATTTACATATTCTTGCATCAATGCTATCTTCCCCTCAACACATTGTAAGCACTCAATATGTTTTCTGGCTTCTTCGCGTAACTGAATCAATGCATTTGTTTTCTCAAGACATTTAGATTCGCTTTCTAACATCTTAGCTATACTAGCTTCTAACCCCTCTTTAATACCACCGCCTGAGACTCGGTCCTTGCTATAATCTATTGCACTTAGCGAAGTGATATCACTTCTTAATCGTTGTAATTCTCTTTTGGCTGATTGTATTTCTAATGTGCATGATTTTATTGGCTTTAAATATTCAATAGCCTTTCTTATATATTTCTTTTCATCTTCTTTGTCCATGTATCCGCATCACCTCCCGTTATAAATTTATCACCCTTTTATATGTCATATCCCATTGCTTTACGATTGATTACATATATCGTTTCCGCATCAGTATGTTCTCTTTTAGCTATGATTTTTAAACAAGTTTCTTTGTTAGGCATGTTTCCTGCATGTGTATTTACATGACATTGACTACATAATTGAATTAGATTTTCTCTAATATCTCCACCACCACTACCACGAGAAAATACATGATGTGGTTCTATATTACATAGTCTGCCACAGTATTCACAATGGTTTGTTCTAATTGCTTTAATCATTTTTTTATCAATGATTCTCTTATGTTTAATCGCCATTATTTATTACCAGTGCTTCCAAAACCGCCTGTACGTTTCTTTGTGGTCCTATCCTTAGCCGTAATACGATATGGCATGATAATTAATTGCGCCAATCTTTCGTTCTTATTATATTCAAACGGTGTATCACCTAAGTTTCTAAATCATCCGCATCATCTACACCATCTGTTGCCCTACAAATCGTATATTCCTTTACACTGATTGGTATTTCATTTTCCTGATATATTTTTCATTTCCCATCATGTCTAATTGCTACACCATATACCCAGTAATTAGCCGATTTTGCTTTAACATGTGTAATTCCCATTTTATTATCACCTACCTTGCCCTTATCACCCATAGTTGGGCTAATAGTGTTATGATTTCTTTCTTATGTGGTATATCTTGCGTTTCTAATTCTGTTACTATGTCCGCTATATATGCTTTTGGTATTACTGACATATTTGCATACCGCATCATCTTATCTCTTCTTGATTCCATATCATGCGCTCTCGTATTTATATGTTCCTTTTACAATGCGATAAGTTGAACCATATGAAATCTTGTATCTTTTAGCCATCTCCCTAAGTGTATAGTTTCCTGTTTTATAATCTTCACATATCTTATTTCCTATACTTTGACTTAATTTATTATGTTTTAAGTCTTGCATATCTTTTTGCAAAATCGTTTTACAAGAACGTACGCCCATACATTTTAAGGCTCTAGTAATTGTCACATTACCATATACACAAGCCCATAATGCCAACCAATTTAATCTCACACCTGTAGGATCATTCATGGTTATATTTCACCTAACCTTTCTTTTTCTGTCTACCTTCTGTCTTTCTTCTGTCTACATATGATTTACATCCACTGCAATACTTGGCCATAACATACGGTCTTTTAACTGCTATCCCCATTTGATTTGGACATGGTAGCATAAGCTTATGTTCATTAACACATGTATTTTTAACAAATAACCCTCCAAACTCAGTTAATTGAATGGCATGCTTACATGTTTTTGCTTTCTTATATTCCTGCCGTCTTGCCACTACCGCATCAACCTTTCTGCTTTTCTCTTCGCATTACATCGTACATTTGTTTTGTGTTTTATTTCTTTATCTGGCAGTGTCTCTGCGCTGCCTTTAAAAGGGAATTTGTTCATCATCGCCAAATGTTTCAAAATTACTTGGCTCATCATCTTTATTCGATAAGCTATCACCAATGAAATCTGCTACTACTTCAGTAACATATCTTTTTTCACCCTCTTTAGTCTCATAGGATCGTGTTTGTAGTCTGCCATTTACAATACATCTATTTCCTTTAATTAGCTTACCTGCATGTTCGCCTAACTTATTCCATGCTACACAATTAACATATGCAGTTTGTTCTTTTACTTCACCTGTACTCTTATCTACATATTCATTACTAGCAGCAATAGTAAATCTTGCTACAGGTGTTCCTTTTTTTGTAAAAGTTAACTCTGGGTCACGCACTAAATTCCCCATTAATTGCACATTATTCATAATTTCCTCCTAATCAATCCGTTTATTCCAATATTTTTCACAAGCTAAATACTTTGTCGCTTCTTCGAAACATACAATAGCCGAACACTTATCACATACCACCATATGATGCTTTTCGGTAACTTTAATACCCGTTACCACTCTGATTGATTTATTCCCGCAGAATGGACATGGTCTCAGTCGATTTTCTCTTCGCATATATTTCACTCCATTTCGTAAGACGTATTAATCTATATGTTCTAAATGGATATCCATAATTATTGATACCCTCATATACACTATCTTTATCCAAATAATAGCCTTGTGGAACTTTAATTTCTTTTCTCCACTCCGTAGCTTTAATAGTTTTACTTTCTACCTTTGGTTTATCCAAATTAGTACTTGAAACCCATTTCTTAGATGTATGTGTTGGACTGCCTTGTAAATCCATTTTTCGTTCTTTTATAAAATATTTAGCTAATCCAATTGCATCTTCAGCTTCTCCTCGGTACAGCTCTAATTTTGTATATCCATATTCCCATAACTGTTTTAGAATTTTAGTATTTAATCGAATACCTTGATTAAGTAGCATATGAAAGTGTATTTTGCCTTGTCGTTCCATAATATAAATATATTTACAAAGCTCATTTTCTTTCTTAAATCTTGCTCTCAACCTTCTAATAAATTTAGTCATCCTATTTTTTGCTTCAGTTTCATCAGGATCATCTCGAAATGTCAGTGTTAGATAATAATCGTCTTCTATAAAATTCATATCGATTAATAATCTTAATTTCTTTTCAGCAATACGTATGTTATTTTTACGAATCATTTCAGGTGTTACATGTTGTTTTTCACTTCTAGTTTTCTTTCCTATTTTCCCTAGATATGAATTACCCGTAATTGAATCTGTAACCTCTCTGATATTCTTCGATTCTATTACTGTTCTCCTACGCATTTATTTACCCCTTATGTCGAGTTGTTAATATATCTATCAAGTCCCATAAATGCAGTTGAAACCGCATTTTTACTAGACTTTTCTCTATATATGAGGTAAACTATAAATAGGATTATTTATGGTTATATTCTCATATAACTACTTAATGACCGCCGTGTTATAGCACGGCGGTTTTTTTATTTATTAAATTCACAATGCCATTCACCTTGATATCTCATTAGGTATTGGCATTCACTACAACATGTATCACATACACGCTTTTTTTCTTTGTGACATACAATTGCACAATGTATTGGTTTTCCACATATTGGGCATTCCATGTTAGTTAATTGGTTGTACCAGTTATCCATCTTGCCACTCCCGTTTTAGTTGTGCTTCTACTAATCGGCACTGTAGTTTGAATACATTAATTGCTTCCTGCGCATTTAAATAAAGTACCTTAGCGGTATCTCTTCTTAACCTAAGCTCAGCAATATATTCATCTCCCTGTGCGAGATCACGTATCAACGTAACTGCTACTTTTTCCAATCTGGCCGAGGCTATAAATTTAGCCTTGGCCTTTTTATAAGCGTACTCAGCATTTGCCAAATCAATTCCTCTATCTTTGGCCAAACGCAATGCTTTATTGAGTTCTAATTGTTTATCTTGTAAATAACTATATAAATCTGCACCATTCATCATTTTGATTGTTTACTAAGTTCTACTTCTTTAATAAGTTGTTGAACAAGTGTTTCCAATTTAGAAATACGGCTATCTTTATCTTTAGCTTCTGCTACATAGTCGCTTCCTTTACCTACTTTGAAAGCAATGTTTGCAGTGAATTGCTTTTCAGCGCCTAAACTCATGCCTAAGCCGAACATAGTGCGTTCATTAGGACGATAGAATGCACCTACCGCAACTGCATTGGAGTTGCGATAATGTCCGTAGCTAACGGCGTAGGACGTTTTATCGTCCTTGTTAAAATCTAGTTGATGTAATCCGGCCAACGCTGCGGAACTTGCCCCCAATTTATTTAGACGTGCATTGGTTTGGTTAATTTGTTCCATGCCTACTTGGTTTTGTGCTCTTAGTTGGCGCATATTAACCGCATCAGTATCAGCAACTCCATCTGCTACATCATGGATTTGTTGATTACCTGCAGTGATATTAGATGTAGTGAATTCTACATGTTTACCATTGCTGTCCGCAGTCATGCCATTCATTGTGTAGCTTGCTGTATCTAATGTGTTTGTATTTTCTAATTTCAAACCATCATGAGTTACAGCTGCATTTGTATCACCATTGAAGAAGTGCGCCTTTTCTTTATTTACAACACTGTGAACAGAATCTACATTTGTTCCAAAGTTAACAGAATTCATGTTGTGTAAATCTTTATTCACATGAACTGCGAACTCTTTACCGCCATCAAGATTTACCGATTGTGTAACCGTTGTATTATTACCATCACTTACGGTGGTGAAATTCAATGAGTTGATGACTGCATTTAATTGGCTACCATTCACCGCATCAGTAGATGTGGAATCAATGCGACCAGCGGCCACATTGGTAATAGTGCGCTTATAATTCATTACACCGCTCATTCCTGCTTTATTTGTAGTGCCAACAGAAACAGTACTATCAGCTACACCACCAGCGAAGTCGAATTTCTTGCCATTGATATAAATATGATCTGTGCTAATAGTAGTATCAGTAGTAGAATTTGTGCCTAATGCTACTGCATTAGGTGTGTCAGCTAATGTATTATTGCCAATCGCTAATGCATCAATTGCACCAGCTTGGCCATGAGTACCAATGACTACAGCGCCTTGACCTTTAGTTTTATTATTTGAACCGAAAGCTAGTTGTTCTTTAGAATTGTCTAATACCTGGTTGTTATAACCAATCACAACGCCGTGGCCACTTTCTATCGTGCCATTGTTGGAGCCGATAACAGTCGCATTTTCAGCATTGACTGTATTAGTTCTACCAATAACTACAGTACTTTCACCGTTTGCATAGGCGCCGTTACCTATAGCGATGGTATTATAAGCGCTTGTGCGCGCTTGATTTCCCATCGCTATAGTATATTCAATTAGGCTTTCTGCATGACTGCCAAATGCAAAGCTATTGCGACCTGCTGCAGTTGCATTATTACCACCTGCGAAACCATTTTCTCCGGTCACTGTGTTATCAGTACCAAAGGCAAATGCGTTGTTTGCATCAATGTGATTTTGGAAACCAGATACCATTGAGCTTGTAGAATTTGCAGAAATAGTATTATCTGTCCCAACGATTGTATTATTGCTAGTAGCACCGGCCACGTTAACGGCCAATGCAGCAATTGCTAAAGTTGTAATGATTGTCTTATTTGTGTTCATTGTTTTTATCTCCTATATTTTGTAAAATACAGGTAGAGTCTTTAACTGAGTCTCTACCAAAAGTCCGCTTGCTGTCCAAGGCTATTAGCGGACTTTTTTTTCGTTCAAAAAATCGTATTTCCCTTGCCCAGTAGTTACTTAAGATTAGCAATACAAAACCGAGCATGATTTGTAAAAACGCTGTGTAAAAGTCAATTCTGTTAATTTCAATTGACCCTATCGTACCTATAACCATCAGGCACGCTACCACCCTCAATATCCAAATCAATTTCATCATTATCTATACCCTTTCAATATGTTGTAAATCTGTTCTATACTTTTACCCTTTAACTCCTTAACTACCTCCTTAGCTAATCTATCCGCCTCACGAAATGCAATTTCATTGCCGTACTCGTAAGACTGGGTAGATGTCGGTTCTTGGTATCGTTTTTCATACTCAATTTGATATTCAGCTTCATAAATATCGCTAAGAATGCGTTTACGGAGTGTATTTACTACCTTCCCATAAGCACAACTATCCCATCTGATGCAGTTATCTATAAATTTCCGTGCAGATTTTACTATTTCATCTGTTAGTACTTCGCACTCCTTAATTGTTGTTATGTGCCCTTTAGCCATTCTATGAAAGTCTTCGTATATGTTCATTTGTACCCTTTCTATTCCCCAATTCGCGCCTGGCACCGTTTGGCTAGCCAAGCATTAAACGATTCAACATGGATAAGGCGCTTGCCTCCACGCTTACCAATTCTCATTGACGGAAAATCAAAGTCCTCCGCCCATTGACGGATAACTGTTTCCGGTACACTGGCAAGCTTTGCAGCTTCGGCTACCGTGATGCACATCTTATTCATAGTTACCTCCTTTCTTACAATTTTTATCACTCATGCTATTGTAGAATTAATTTAGCTATAGCTATTCCTAATGCCATTGCTGAAATAATTAATGCCAACTCTGTGGTATCCATTTCATAGTTCCTTTCTTAATTAACTATTTAGAGTGTTTTGCTTGTTGTGGAACACTCTTTTCTTTTAAGCGTTCGTATAATTCAATGTATGGAACAATATATGGATCTGTATAACTTGTTTCATTCATTGCCATATCTAATCTTTTTAAAATTACTTAATGTAGTTTTTCTTTAATGTATTTCATTTATGCTCCCTCTTTGTCGCCTCTCTTAGTGCTATAATTATTTAAAAGGAGGTCTTTTATGAAACCCACTAGCGACTTATTAAAAAAATCTGAAGCTATTAGTAATGCCATCCAAAAAAATATAGGGATTATGAAGGCATTACCTATTTCTAATCTTCAGTTATCGCAAAATTCTATTGAACAAGAGTATTTAAACTATAAAGAAGAACTTGATTCCTTTGATTCACACGCTCATTCTCTAACCAATGAAAATTTAGAGAAATTAATATTATTCATTAATAGGAAGTCAAAAACTTACGCTGAATTAAAAGCAGAAGTATCAATATTGAACGATGCAACTCTCCAATTGTATTTATCCAATACTCCCAAAAAGAAAGTTGAACCACCCTTTTATTCTATTGATCGTATATCTGCAATCTCTAATACTACCTCTCTAATACATTCCTACTTTAAACTTGTAACTATACCAAAAGATTTTTTTGCCCCTTATTATTTTGATGATTCTGATGAATTTCAACTAACTGTATCTGGTTTAAATTTTTTGCATCAGTTGGAAAAAGAAAATCATGCATTACAACTTGCAGAAGAAAGTCTTCGTATTTCAAAGGAATCTGCTAAATATGGTAAATTTGCTGCATGGTTAGCTGGCATTGGTATATTTACAACAATAATAATTGCAATATTAACCTTTATATTCTCGTAATATTTAGAATCGTTAGTATTACTGCAATAACAAACATTCCCACATTAACTCTTGTGCAATATCTTATATCTTCTAATTTTTCCTCCAGTGATTGGTCTTTGTTATATTTCAAAGCATTAAAATATCTAAATATAATCCACTTTTTTTGAGCCGCATCATGTGGCTCTTTTTTATTGTTCATTTGATAATTTCCTTTTATTTCTTATAGGTTTCTGCGGTTTTTCTGATAGAACGAATAAACTCGTTTTTAATTCCAAAAAAAATATGATTATGTTCAATACCATATACTTCAGGAATCTTATTCACCATATCAAATGGCATTTTGGTATTATCCTCTTCCCATTTAGCGATAGTCTGATAATGTACGCCAAACAAGTCGCCAGCTTCCTTTTGACTATATCCTGCATTGATACGTGCTGATTCTAAAGTGATTACCATTTCATCACCTCCTTGACACTATTATAAACGAGTTTATTCGTTACATCAACAAATTTCGTAAATTTAACTACGAATTTTATCGTTTTTATTTTCTGTTTATATTGATTTTAACGATTTTATTCGTTATAATATAGATGGTTTAGAAAGGAGAACTCGCTTATGGCAAGGAATCAACTTAGTGATTTTGATAGAAAAATTCGTAAAGAAATATCTGAAAATCTAAAAAAATATACATCTCATATGACACAAGGTGAGCTTTCACAATTAACAGGAATACCCGCATCAACTTTATCTGGATATTTCGCTATGCGCTCAACGCCTAATGCTGGTACTATTCAAAAAATCGCGGATGCCTTGAAACTTGAAAAATCTGATTTAGATCCACGATTTGCAACCACACAAAAAGATTTTACTCCTCGTGTAGAACGAGATATTCAAAAAAGATTGCAATCTATTTTAGATGATTTAAATTCAGATGCAGCCCTTGCCTTTTATAACGGCGGTGAGGAAATGGACGATATCACTAGAGAGCTTTTAAAAGAATCATTAGAAATGTCCATCCGTACCGCTAAAAAACGAGCACAAAAAAAATTCACCCCTCACAAATATAAAAATTCTGAATTGGAGTGATGCCAATGGATATTAAGGGGATTGTTAGAGAGTTAGTTACTACACATAATACCAATGACCCTTTTGAGTTGTGTAAATGTCTTGATATTATGATTTCTTTTGAAAGCTTAGGGAGGTTACTTGGGTACTGTGATTGTCATTTTCGCATGTGGACTATCCATATTAATGACAATGTACCTTATCATCTGCAGCGGTTTGTATGTGCCCATGAACTTGGTCATGCGTTATTACATCAAGATGCGAACGTTCCATTTTTACGAGCCCATACATTTTACTGCACTGATAAACTAGAACGGCAAGCCAATGCATTCGCTGTTGAGTTATTATTACCAGACGAACTGATTATAGATCATGACTGCACTAGTCTATGCAACTTAGCCAAAGCCGTTGGAGTTCCTCACGGATTAGAAGAATTAAAAGACACAGGGAGAATTAACTTTCATGGATAATATTAAAATTAATTTCATTGATGAAGCTGATACTGACAAAGAGATGTTAAATGATATATACGCTCTATCAGAATTAGCAGCCTTAGACGATGATAATTTACAATCCGTCAATATAGACGGTATTCGTTATAGTGGTGTGTATATCAAAAATGACAAACTAACCTGTAGTCAATGTCATAATCCATTGCCTAAGTTAAAAGAACAGCTACATATCCATATGGATGATACTACAGATAAATCTATTTATCGTTGTAATTGTGGGCAATATATTATCAAAACATATTCAGCTAACTAAAATGTTTTATAATATTTACTGTTTACTTATGGTTGCTTATTTTTAGGAGATAACTTTTATGTCTAATATTACTGATGAAAGGCTTGCAGAATTACGTAGATCTGCACCTCCACCACACGAACCTCAACGTTTACCTTTTGATACTTTTAATTTACTCACTCCTGAGTTAATTAAATTATCTTCAGAAGCAAATATGGCTCTAGGTGAATATAAAGGCTTTTTAGTGAATACGCCTAATCCTGTTTTGCTTTTATCACCTATTACTACACAAGAGGCTGTATTATCTTCTAAATTAGAAGGTACACACGCAACTCTTGAAGATATTCTTAATCATGAAGCTGGCAACCAAACTGATATTCAGGATGATGAGTTAAAAGAAATCCTCAATTATCGTTCTGCATTAAAACATGCTTTAGATACAATTTCACCATATAATCAATTGTCAAATCCTGATAGTAAAGAACCCTTAACAATAAAAATTATTAAAGAAATGCATGCTATTCTCCTAGATAATGTTCGTGGTTCTACTAAACATCCAGGGGATTTTAAAAAGTTACAGAATTATATTGGTGGCTATGATTTTATTTCTTATACCCCTGTTTCCCCTCAATTAACTGACTCTTATATGTCTAATCTAGAAACGTATTTACACTATGATGAGATAAATCCATTAATTCAAGCAGCTATTATTCATGCACAATTTGAAATGATTCATCCATTTGAAGATGGGAATGGACGTATAGGCAGATTACTAATTCCTTTATTCTTTTATTATCGTGGAATTATTCCATCCCCCATATTTTATATGAGTTCTTACTTCGAACGGAATCGTGATGAATACATTCATAATTTAGCCAATATTTCTAAAAATAATAATTGGGTATCTTGGATTTATTTCTTTCTAAGTGGCATAATCACTGAATCTCATAACAATACTAAAAAAGCTTTAAATATTTTATCTTTATATGAGCAATTTAAATCTTTAGGCGATTCTATAAAGTCATATTACTTCATCCCAATTTTAGACTTTATTTTCCAGCATCCTATATTTACAAGTAAACAACTTATCGAAGAAATTAACGCTAGTAAACAAACTGTATTTACACTTTTGAACAAAATGGTAGAGCAGAATATTTTGATTAGTTCAGATAAAGCTAAAAATAGAACATTTATTTGTCCAAAATTATTAAGTATTATAGATAGTTAAGTCTAATATTTTAATCTTTTTTAGACTATATATTTTTATAGTCCAATATATCACATTATATTGGACTATTTTATTTAATAGTCCAATATACATAAAAACATTAGACAAAATAAAAAAGGCCTATATCTAGCTACTACTAGATATAGGCTTGATGCCTTAGAGACACCGCATATTTATATTATAACATACATCTAAGGCTTATTTACTATACCATTTTTAGCCAAGGAGGTTATTTTTTATGGCTAAGAAACGAGCCGATGGTCGCTACCAAGTATCGAAGATGATAAACGGTAAGCGTAAATACTTTTATGGTACTACTAAAAAGGCTGCCATAGAATCCATGGAGAAATATGTAAATACAAATCAAGCATGTTCTAATTTCGATGATACTATTTCATTAAACACCTGGATTAATATATGGTTACAACTAAAAGCAAAGACTATAACGCCTGCCACATATCAAAGTTATACTGGTATTATCAATCGTTACATAAGAGATAAAATCGGTGGCGTGAAGTTAGCCGAAATTAAACCTAATACATTACGGTATGTCTTTGAATCAATGGATGGATTGTCACCAAGGACTATATCCTACACTATGACAATTCTAGGCTCTATATTAGAGCAGGCAGTAAAAGATGACATCATCCCTAAAAACTATATGAAGAACATAGACAGACCAAAACAGGTTAAGGTTCGACATATGGTAACGTTATCTGCAGATGAGGTTAAGACTTTCCTATCCAATATCTCCAATGTAGAGCATCATGCACTCTTTAAATTAGCATTTGCAACAGGTATGCGGCGCTCTGAATTATTAGGCTTACGATGGTCGGATATCGATTTTAAGAAATCAACTATATCCATTTCACAAACAGCCCTCAAAATCGGATCTACTGCTGTTATATCCAATACAACTAAGACCACATCCTCAAAACGGATAATTGCCATTGATACGGAAACACTCCAGGAGCTTATGAAACATAAAACAGTCATAGACAAGCGCAGAATTAAAACCATGAACTGGATTAATAATAACCTTGTATTTCCTGGTATAAAAGGCGGTCCTCGCTGTCCTGATGAAGTCAGCAAGCTATGTAAGAAATACGCCAATTTAATCGGTAAGCCATCTTTTACCATGCATGGTACTAGACATACCCACGCCACCCTTCTCATTGAAAATGGGGCCAATATGAAAGCCATACAGGAACGTCTAGGGCATGCTTCATTCCAAGAAACGATGGATACCTACTCACATGTGACACCTAAAATGGAAGATGACATCGTAGAACGTATTTCTAAAATATTCTGATGTCAAAATGATGTCAAACCACGCAAGACTTTATGATGTCAAACAAAAATAAGGGCTTACAGAATTACCTGTAAACCCTTATTTAATCAGCTTGGTGCGGTTGGAGGGACTTGAACCCTCACGAGCGTACGCTCACCACCCCCTCAAGATGGCGTGTCTGCCATTCCACCACAACCGCATGGAATACAAATGGTGCCTCAGGACAGAATCGAACTGTCGACACACGGATTTTCAGTCCGTTGCTCTACCAACTGAGCTACCGAGGCATGATTTTTTGTAAAAAAAAATGGCGACCCCGATCAGATTTGAACTGACGATCTTCGCCGTGACAGGGCGACATGTTAACCGCTACACCACGGGGCCG